AGACAATCTATTAAGGATTTCTTTGCAAAACCAGTGAGATGGAGATCGGGTAATTTTTCCACTACTGATGCTGGTCAAGTGGATACGTGGAGTGTGCTAGCACCATTATATAGCACCAACATGTATCTTAGAAAATTGGATGGAGTTTTTGCGTTTAAGGGAACAGCTGTGTATACCATTATGATTAATGCCACCAGGTTTGATCAAGGTCGGTATATATTAGCTTGGGTGCCTACAGGAGGAGGAAGTTATGCTATGACAGCAGGAACTGGACCATCAGATCCTTGGAGAACCATGAAGCTTTACAGTTTAAAAACTGTGACCCAGTTACCAAGAGTTGATATAGATGTCAATAAGGACACTCAGGTCGTTCTTAGAGTTCCCTACGTTTCTCATACGCTAGCCTGGCCAGTTCGAAATTATTTGACGGGGGGTGTAGGGCCTACCTATGGTGATCCAGGCTTCGTTTCACTGTATACGTACGATGCTATTGTGCCCACATCAGGGACTACAGCAGGATACGATATATTTGTTCATTTTGAGGATGTTGAGCTGTTTGCTAACGGCTTACAGACTCAGATGGGTGATATTACAGTTAGCGAAAGTTTTGGAAATGGTCCTATATCTAGCGTTGCTAAGAGTGTGTCTAACACAGCTAGCAATGCTAAGAAGTTGACAGGTGCTGTGTTTGATACAGTGTCTTGGGTGGCGAATTATATAGCAGGCGCTGCGTCATATGTTGGATTTAGTAAACCTAACATTATGGCATCACCTGATTATAGAACTTTAGGTTACTATCAAGGTTTGTTTAATGCGGATTGCGCATTAGCAAATTCTGTGGTAGCGCACTCAGTTGAGAATCATGTTGATCAACACCCAGGTTACTTCGGCACTTCTATTGACGAAATGTCGATCGACTTTATCAAATCAATATATTGTTACGACGAAAAACTAACTTGGACCACTAGTGACGCTGTTGGTGCCGTCTTGTACGATGAACTTGTCGATCCTTCATCATATTACCAGCAGATAACGGACTCAGCGGGTATAAACAGCAACGTTGTCGTGGCGCCTATAACTGGGTTAACGACTATGTTTGCCTATTATAGAGGCGGCGTGACCTATAAATTCAAGTTTGTGAAAACAGAGTTTCACTCAGGTAGATTGTTGGTCTTGATAGCACCATACGACGCTTCAGCTAACGCCACCACTACGTTCAACTCTACTTCCGAATCGTATCTTAGCAGAACCGTTATTGATACAAGAACTTGTAATGAGTTCGAGATAGCTGTTCCTTTTATCTCGGTGACACCCTGGAAGAAGACTAGTTCAACGTGGAGAGGGTCGGTTAACACTGATGGCACACCGTTTGCCAGAATTAAAATAGTGGTTTTGAATCCGCTAAAAGCCCCATCTACTGTGTCTTCAACCGTTAAGGTTATGGTAGAAGTTAAAGGGTCAGAGGACTTTGAATTGGCATGTCCCAATCCATGTGTAATCTGCCCAATTGCGCCTACAACTTTAAGTACCCAAATGGGAGACATAGAAGTTTCTGGTAATTTTGACACGGGCACTATAGGTAATACGAAAATAAATCAGTCACCTATTGAAAACGAATCCTCGTGTATTGGTGAGAAAATATCTAATCTAAGAGCAATGTGCAGAAGGTTTGGTTTTTACACTAGAAACTCAACCCCAGCCAATGTTAGATCAGGTTTGTTCACTTTCATTGCATCAGCAATGACTAATAATGGCACAGCAACGCCAAGCACATTCACTATGGGAACGCCAAGAGATTATTACAATCTTTTCTCGTTCATGTATGCTCTTAGAAGAGGTGGAGTGCGTATTGCCA